GACGTTGTTCTCGTCTTGATATACTCTTGGATTATTGCGGTTTGCAACCGACTCGACATAGAGCAGATATTCGTCATTCTGTTTTACGGATATATGGATATCGGTTTTACCCATCATTCACGCTCCTTATATTCAGAAATATATTTACATATTTCTTCATCGAACTCATTGAATTCATCTTTTATATCTGGGTTGTACCAGTGAGCGTAAATACAATATCTTCTCAATGTTCTAACAAGACCAAAAGCCACCTTGTGTTTTGCCTCAAGCTCGGCAATGCGAGCGGTAAGATTGGCGTTCTCTTCGCGCAAATCGTCTATTAGTGTGATGGCAGCAAAGTAAGTTAATTCGCTCATCTCATCCTCCTAAAACGGCACGTCTAAGTCAGCCGACTCGACCTGCTCGCCCTTCGCCGTCAAGAACCGCACGCTCTCAGCCGTCACCTCAAACGATGCCGCCCACGTGCCGTCCTTGCGCTGGAACGTTCGCGGACTGCCGTTGGGATCCGGGCGCAAACGACCCTCGACCAACACCTTCGAGCCTTTGCTCAAATACGTGTTGCACGACTCCGCTTGCTTGCCCCACACGCTCACTCTAAACCAGGTGGTCTCGTCTTTCTCACCGTACTTGCGCGATGTTGCCACGCTGAAGGTCGTGACTGGATCGCCAGCGGGGGTAAAGCGTTGTTCGGGGTTTGATCCTAAATTGCCAATAATTATTAGTTTTTGGTACATTTTTGCTCCTGTTTATTCTTGTTCGATTAGTGTTAATAGCGGTAACATTTCCGCTTTGATTCTGTCTTTTGCGTTCTCGTATAAATACGTCAGGCTCAAGTCAAGCCCGATTCCCTTGCGCCCTAACTGGATTGCCGTTGCGACTGTCGTTCCGCTCCCCACAAATGGGTCGAACACGATGCCCGCCTTCGTGCCAGCGTTGCAGGTGCAGGTTGGTTGAAAGCCGAGTGTTTTTGTCTCCATGTCCGTCCATCCACCAGCTCTGTCACCATCGTTCCTCATACCTGTATTTTGGGCGTAGCCGGGCTTTTGTCCCGGCGTTGATGTCTTGTGCTCCACCACCCTCTCATAAGGCGCACCGCATTTAGCACAACACGTTTCCGGCGCGCCTGCCAGTATGCACGGCTTGATGAGGTCAGGATTGAACGTGGCGTAATGCGCGCCCTTGTATGGCTTGGTAGATACGAACCAAACATCACGCTTGTTGCGTCCTTCACTTATGTCCTGTTCTGTTTGACCTAATACCTTGCGTCCTTCGATACCCACATAATTTCTTGCCCCCGCATTAGCGCTTCCTTTTACCGCGTTTTCTTTCACCGCATAGCTGTCATAGTAATACCTTGCCGACTTGCTCAACAGGAATATATACTCGTGCGACTTCGTGCACCTGTCTTTGACCGACTCTGGCATCGGGTTAGGCTTAGAGTTGTGCGTCAATATTCCAGATGCAAGCGCAAATAAATGCGGCTCATCCTCTACGCCAAGATCATAGACTTCCCTGCACCTTGATCGACGTATCTCTACTATTTCCGCTGCGTTTTTTTCGTTGCGATGTCCCGATCTCTGTTTGCGCAGTTCGCCCCTAAATGTTGGCATATCTTTCCCGTTATATTTAACGGTTGATAAATTCAAAATCAGGTGATAGCCCAATCTGGCGCAAGCCGTTCTCAAATCTCGCTCAAGGTTGTAATTTCTAGTAAATCCCAGCCGCCATCTTTTGCCGTCAAAGTGGCCGTCGCCAGACAAATAACCATCTATCATTGAGGCGATAAATTCATTGCTGTATTTCCAGACTGCCGGCGCAAACCCCTTATCCTTTGCCGTTCTACCCGTTACTAATTCATCAAGAATGGCAATCAGGACGCGCCCATAAACCCGTATATTCATCATGTTTCCGGTGATTGTGTAGGTAGCCGAACCGCCGTATTTTTTAGCAATTCTTTGAACGCGGTCTAGCCGCTCAACCTCTTTTGAGTGTCCGGCTATCTGTATGCAGTCATCTGACCGCGATCCCTCCGCCAAGTAAAGACCCGCAAACCAGGCGGCATCGGTGTCTATTGCGCAATCGCGGGGATATTCATTGTCTGGAAGTTGTGTGCGGATAAGTTTGTCGCCCACCTTTAATTCTGAGGACATCAATAATCCCCTGTCGGTTGGAAATTTATGTGTCGGCGTACAGGATATACGCTCGCCGCTTCTAAGTACGATCTCCAGCTCATCGCCCTTCCGGTGAGACTTGTTTATCCCCAATAATTGCGTCCACTTTTCACCATTCCACAATTTGACGGTTGTTGGATTCAATCGGTAAATATCACGAACCATCATGGGCAGAACACCCTTTTGGGTCTTGGCGTAAACATACGCGCCGCCAGATAGACACCAGATGATGTCCTGCCGCAAGTACCAACCGTCCGCGCGTAAGGCGAAGGCTAACATCCAGGGAATGCCGATTAGGTCTTTGGGCTTGAGTCCGTTTGGCGTGCCTGGTTTGTGCGCTCCGTATTTCGCGTCATTCTTTGAGATGCTTGCACCGTCCTTGCGATAATCGCCTGAGCCATTACCACTCCCTGCATAACTATCCCCGATATTCGCCCAGAGCGTGCCATCATCTCTCAATATCCGCTTGCACTCACGGAACACCGCAACCAGGTTGGCAATGTACTCATCAGGCGTAACTTCGAGTCCGATTTGCGCGTCAATGCGGATTGCACCACATTTGCCACAAACCGTGTGATAAACTCCGCCACGGCCTAATGGCAATGTCCTATCACTCCTATCGCCACCATCAGGCTTTTGCGGGTTGTGGTCGCAGTTCGGATCGCCGCCTTCCCACTTCGCCGTGCCATAATCTCTCAAGCCATAGTCAATAAGGCGGACTGGTAACAACACATTGAACGCTACCATCCGCCAAAGGGATATGTAATGCATTAGCATTTACTATCATCCCGAACCTCCTTTCCAATAAATTCACCATTATTGTTATTCATGCATTCATTATACCATAATATGGCGGTAGTGCCATAATAAGGCGGACTGGTTACTATCGTGTGTACAGAACCATCCGCCAATGGAATATTTAATGCGTTAGCATTGATTAACATTCCCGCACCTCCTCTCTTGTGTACTCTCTATTGTTATTTTTTTTACTATGAAGGCGGTCATTTCGTCACCTGCTGGTATGCTCTACGCCATTTGTCAGGGCTATCAGGTATTTGTTTGCCAGCCTTGTACGGCTCATAACCCTTCACGCCTGAATAAATGGTGTCAATATCACTTTGCTCAAACTCATCGCTTGTGACATAGCCTTTCACAAACGCAAGCCACCAAGCCCGCTCATCGAACTTGTCAGCATCCATCCACCGAGTGGTAAGGTCGTTGCGCTGGATAATCTCGATCAACTCAACCGGCTTTGGCAGGAATTGTGAACCGCGTGTCAATGCGATTGTCGCTGCCTCTGCCAACACCATTCTCGGATGATGACCGAGTACTTGGTGGTAAGCGCGTGCCCTTTCCACGTCTACCGGTTGACCGTAAGCAGACGAGAGTCGTTTCATAACGAGCGTTGTTTCTGCGAGCGTGCTCATTTGTCCTCCGCGAATATAGGCGCGCCAGCCAGGATCTCGTCCAGTCCGGCGCTAAGTTGTTTCGTAGGCTTGTAACCGTTTTTGCGCTTTTCAATATCGCCAAGTGTCCACTTCAATGCAGATGCCATCGTGGTAACTGTGTAGCGCTTTGCTCGCATACCTTCAAGCGCCTTGCGGTAATCGGCGGTCGTGCCTCCAGCCTTGATGATTTCCTGAATAGCGTCAACTTCTTCCGGCGTGAATTGCGGATCATTTCCGGTTATGTCGTTATAGACATTCCCAAATTGAACAATTTCGTTTTCGTTGGGGGGTAAGGGGGGTAGAGTAGTATTATTTATCTGTTCTTCTGTTCTTCTGTTCTTCTGTTCTTCTTCCGAACGTAGCGTTCTATTTACGTTCTCTTTGCGTTCGGTTTTTTCATCATCTGCGTTCGATTTTCCAGTAAATTCTGTGCCGTAGTTTCGCATTCGAAAATCCTTTGCGCGTTTCGAACTGCTGACAGGTGCGTTACGTTTTTTGAAGTTTGTAACGTACCAAACTCCATCAACATTTATGTCAACAATTCCGGTTTTTCTAATGTTTTCGAGGTCGGTTATGATCGCCTTCTCAGACTTATTTAGTTGCCAGGCTATCTCTGAAGTGTTAGGTAGTAAACCTTCTTCACCTTGTTGCCCAGCGAGTAAAAACAGTTCAATAACGCGCCTCCACAATCGGTCTGGTAGCATACCCATCTTTGGATCACGAAGTATGTCAAACCAGAGTTTCATCCAATAATTATTAGATGCCATAGCGTCCACCTAAAACAATCCCATTTGCGGCGCTTTGTTTTCCAGCTCCAACTTCGCCGGAATGTGCGCCTGTTCGATCACCTTGCGCCGTGCTCGCAGCTCATTCTCACGGCTCAACAACTCGTTCGCCACGTGCCAGCGTTCCTGCTCGTTTGCGATAACCCAACGGCCAGCTTTGCCGGCGTGAGCGCCAATCGGCCACTTGTAATCCTTGACCAACACTTCCAGAATGTCGCGTACCTGGCGTTCACCGAGACCGCACCGCGCCACCAACGCCTCAAGCCTGACGGCGTTTTCTTCGCCAACATGGTCGCTCATGACCGCAGCAACAAGTCGTATGTCGGCTTCCTTGATTTCGGCGGATTTCAGTCGGTAATAGTCGTTAGGGTTCATGCTTTCCTCACGCTTACACTCGGATTCCCAACCTGCCGGAATCGCGCGATTTCTGGGTGTGCCAGTGCGTAACCGTCCAGTGCTTTCGTGTCCCAGCTGACACGTGGCTTGGACCAAACAAAGCTGTGATATGTGCCTTTGACCGAGCGACCAGCAGATAAAACTTCCTGTTTGATGTCGGCTTCCAGCATTGATTTTTGTTGCGAAAGTTCGTCAACTTTTGGGTCAAATTCCGCGTCAATTTCTGCCAGTTTTTCTTTGATTTCTGGTGTCAAAACTTGGTCAATTAGTGCCTGTTTTTCTTGATGAATCAGGTCAATTCCAACACCTAAATCTGAATATTTTTCAATCTTTTCGTAAATGTCCATCTCAATCTTTCTGCTGGTCTACAACGCCGGCCAGCAGGCTCGTATCTGTGACTAAATTGCGAGTGTTTGTTGACCCCGTTCTTCCATGAACTTTCTGGCGACCATTGTCATTTCAATCTTCGCATCTTTGCCTAACACGTATGCGCCTGAACCATCGGTGGCTTTTTCTGGCTTCATCCAGTCCAAAATTGCGCTAATCATTTCAGGTTCAATGTCCTTG